GGAAGTTCGCAGCCGTCCGATTGAGTCAGCTCATCACTACGGCGTGGACACTTGTCAGTGAGAAAAACGGCAAGTCCTACGCCATCCGCTACACACCGGATGGCCTGCTGGTGAAGGAGCGAAGCGCCAATAGCTCTAGCCTGGTGCTGAAGGCGTCCTCCAACCTGATGGACGCCACCACCAAAGAGGATGCCAGCAAGATGGTCAACAGTGTGGCTATCTACGATTCCAGCGGAAACTTCATCCGGCGTTACGGTGACGCCAGCGCCCAGAAGCTCTACGGAGTGATGGAATCCCACATCACCCAGCGGGAAAACGGTGCTGCCGACGCTGACGCAACGGCTAAGAAGGCGCTGGAGGACGGCAGATTCCAGCGGACCGTAACCGTCAATGTTCTGGGCGACCACAGCCTTATCACCGGGGAAACCGTGGTGGTGCGGGAGGCGAAAACCGGGCTGTCCGGCGTGTTCTGGATCGACGCGGACGTCCACACCTGGAAGCGGGGCAACTACTACGCCAAGCTGACGCTGAATTGTCTAAATGTAATGGCGACCGCCAGCGCGGGAAGTGAGGATCTATGAGCGAACATGATGCAAGAGACCCGTTCGTGGGAATCAACCAGCATATCCGTAAAGAAGCCCGGGGGCAGTATGTGCCCGCCTATGCCATCGGCAAGGTGATCTCCACTTCCCCGCTGGTGATCCGGGCAGACGGCATGGATCTGGATAAGGAAGATCTTCTGGTTCCCGCACACCTGACAAAGGCTGATTGGCCGGTGGTCTCCACGTTGCCATACCGTGTTTTGGAGGGCAGCTATAACCAGACTACGGGTAAAGTGACGGTGATCCGCCCGTCAGAGAAGTTACCTGGTGTGCCCAGCTGGGCAGAAAAGGAGCCACCGGCAGCACCAGCGCTGGACTGGCTCAAAATTGGAGAAACGGTGCTGCTGATCCGGACGGAGGATGGGCAGACCTATTGTGTTGTAGAGAGGATGGTGCGGCCGGATGAGCCTGTTTCCGCTGATTGATCGCCCAGATGACGGCGTAATCGCGGCAGCGGCCAATTTGCCGCTGTACCGGGAGACTGATTGGAACTTCCAGACCAATGAACCGGTCTGGCGGGGCGGGAACCCTGTTATGGTCACCGGCGCCCGCGCGGTGCTGGTATGGGCGTGGAACGCGCTGCATACGGAGCGCTTTGCCCACGATGTTTTCAGCAGCGATTATGGGCCGGAATTTTCAACGCTCCGGGGCAAGCCATACACAGAGGAAGTCCGGCAGGCAGAAGCAATCCGGATCATCCGGGAAACGCTGCTGGTCAATCCGTATATCACAGACGTGACCCAAGTCAGTGCGGAATTTGCGGATTCCACCCTGACACTAAGATTCAAATTGACGACTATTTACGGGGAGGTGAGTATTGATGGCTGTGACATCACCCTATGACGGTCTGACTCCGGAGGCCATCAAGGCAGAAATGTTAGCGGACCTGCAGGTAAAGGGTGTGGATGTCGATCATCGTGAGGGCTCCTATGCCAACACGCTGGTCAGCGTAGCAGCGTATCAGCTTTATAAGCTCTATCAGCTTTTCCCAAGCCTGCTTTCCATGGCAT